CAGCAGTATGAGAGACTGGAGTTTGAGTATGCGGCATACGACCCGACGGAGGTTCCGGCGGTGGTGACGGAGACGCAGACTTCGCCCACTGGCAAGGAGACGAAGAAGACATACAGCGTGGGCCGCGGACGGCAGACATATATGGAGCGCTTCATGGAGCAGGGCGAGACGAGGCTGAAGCTGGAGTGCGGCAGGGCTGCGCTGGAGGCAGTTGTGGATGTGGCGTCGAGCGGTTTGGACATAGGCGAGGCGACGCAGGGGCTGGAGCTGAAGCTGACCGCTGCGGGACGCTCGAACTCGGAAAGCCCTGAGGCACGAAAGCTGTGGGCCTACGGTGAACATGGTACGACCTTTGAGGGCGTGGACTGGCAGACGAGCGGCTGGGACGGCGAGGCTCTGGTGCTGAAGAACGGTGCGAAGGCAGTGATTGACTTTAAGCCTTTTATGCAAGACGTGAAGCGCGGAGGCATGTCTGTAGAGATAGACATGGAGGTGAGCAACGTGTCGGACCGTAGCTCGGTGGTGGTGGACTGTATGGAGAACGATGCGAAGGGCTTCCGCATTACAGCGGACAGCGCCATGCTCTACAGCGGCTCGACGAAGGACCAGGAGGACGAGGAGAACAGAGACCCGGAGACGGGTCTGCCGATCGTGACGAAGACGCCGGTGGGCGTGAAGCAGAACTATGCGGAGAGCAAGCGTGTGCGCTTTGTCTTCAACGTGGGCAAGCGTGCCGACGGCTCGCTCATGGAACTGTATATGAACGGTGACCGCGTGTCGGCGATGTGCTATCAGGATGACGACAACTTCAAGCAGGACGCTCCGCAGGGTATCAGCATAAGCTCGGACGGTGCTGACGTGAGGATATACAAGGTGTTTGCGTATTCGCGCCCTCTGACTGATGACGAGGTGGTGGACAACCATACGGTGGGCAGCGACAATGCGGAGGAGATGGCGGAGCGGTATGCCTACAACGACGTGCTTAACCCGGAGACGGGCGAAATAGACATGGACAAGATAATGGCCAAGGGCAGAGCTGTGATAAAGATCGTGCGCACGGAGGACTCGGGCAGCGGTCTTGACGACGTGAACGCCTGCAAGAACAAGAAGCAGAACTTCCATGTGGATGAGCTGGTGATATACACATCGTGGGGTGACGTGATACGCTTCACGAACATCATGATGCGTATTCAGGGAACTTCATCGACGAAGTATCCGGTGAAGAACTACCGCTTCTACTGGATGAAGTGCATGAAGGCAGGTCTGGTGCCGGAGATGTGGATAAACGGCGTGAAGCAGGATGTGAACAAACTGCCACTGTTCAAGGGTGACACGAAGCCGTGTAAGGTGAACTGTGCAAAGGCTGACTTCTCGGATTCGTCGATGAAGACGAACACGGGCATGGCAATAGTGTTCAATGACGTGATGAAGGAGATCTCGCCTACTCCGCCACAGCAGCAAGACCCGACGATACGCACGGCGATATACGGCTATCCTTGCGACATATTCGCGACGACCAGTTCTGACGACTCGAACCCTACGTACTACGGCCAGTACCAGATGAACAATGACAAGAGTGACTGGTATGATGTGATGGGTCTGACGGACAAGGGGAAGCATATAGCCATAGAGTTCCTGGACAACGGCAAGAAACTGTGTAACTTTCAGGTGGACGATGACCTCGACGCGCAACTGGATGCGGAGTTTGAGAGCTCACTTGAGTTCAACTATCCGAAGGACACGCTGTGGAGCGGTGCTGATGAGGCTGCGGGCGAGAAGAACGCTTCAGAATACCAGAAGGGGGCTATAAAGAAGCTGTGGAGCTGGGTGAAATCGTGTGTGCCCTCGGGTGCGGACATGACGTACACAGACCTCAAGACATGGAAGTCGGAAAAGTTCAGGAACGAGCTTGGACAGCATCATGATGTGCGGAACATGACTGCATATTACATCATCGTGACCTATGGCGGCAATGTAGACCAGTTTGTGAAGAACACGATTCATTGCACTTGGGACGGGGATATATGGTGGTGGACTTACTATGACGGTGACACCTGCTTCGGCAAGCGTAATGACTCGCTGCTTGCTTATGCCTACAACATAATGAGGGATTCGTGGGATGCGGAGAAGAAGAAATGGGTGTTTGAGGGTCATGACTCATGGATGTGGTGTCTGTTTATCGCCAACTTCGAGGCGGAAATCAAGGCCATGGCAGAGGAACTGCGCAGGGTGATGACGAACCAGAAGGTGAAGGGCACGTTTGAGGATATGCAGAAGAACTGGTCTGCCAGGGAGTATAACAAGTCGGGAGAGATGAAATATATCAAGCCTGAGACAAAGGGCGTGAGAGTGACGGAGAACGGCGTGACGACGGACGGGAACAAGTTCTACTACATGTATGCGCTGAGCGGTACGCGCGAGATGCAGCTTGACCACTTCATTACAAACCGCTTTGCGCTGCTTGACGCTAAATTCGGTGTAAGTACCTACCGTGCGGATTCGGCTGGTTTCTATATGGCGCGTGAGGTGTCGGATGAGGCAGACGTGATGCGCATCGTGTCGGGCGATGAATACTACTTTGCTTATGGTCTGTCGGGAAAGGACTATATGGAGGGCGAGACGGGCAGGCTGCTGAGAGGCGAGACGGGCAGGCTCTCGGTGACGGGCAAGCGTGCACTGAACGACCCGATGCTGCTGTTTGGCGCTTCGAAGATCCTGGAGCTTGACCTGACGGGGGCTGCCGGACATCTGCTGAACGGCCTGGAGCTGGGCAACTGCAAGATGATGAGACGACTGGACATCAGCGTGAAGCGGGGGGCACAGCCTTCGACGACTACATGGTGGCTTGTGACGCAGGGATGCAGACAGCTGAGGGAGGTGAACCTGAACGGGCAGACTATGGCGAGAAGCAACCGCCAGGACTCGACATCGCTGGACTTCTCGACGAACACGCTGCTGAGGAGCCTCGACGCGGGCGGCACGAATGTGAAGAGCGTGACTGTGGCCAAGGGCGCGCCGATAGAGAACCTCGTGCTGCCGGCCTCGCTGACGACTCTGCGTCTGGAATATCTGCCGAAACTGAAAGAGGAGGGACTGACCATCGAGGGTACGGCCAATGTGACGAAGCTCGTTATTGACAGCTGTCCTGGCATAGACTGGCAAACACTGTTTGAACGCTGTTCAAACATCGAATATCTGCGTGTGACGGGCATCGACATGGAGGGTGACGGCAGCTTGCTGACTTCGCTGATGCGGACAGGCGGCGTGGACGAGGAAGGCGGCAACGTGGACACCTGCCGACTGGTGGGAACATACCGCTTGACGAAATATAAGGGGGACGAGGAGTATGAGGCGCTGAAGGAGCACTTTCCGGAGCTGAACATCGTGCAGCCTGAATATACGATGCTGGAGAGCGACGAGAGTGTGGCTGATGACGCAAATCTCTCGAACTTGGATAACGGCACGGGCTACAAGTACGGCAACGACTACAAGCCAAGCGGCCATGTGGCTGCGATACTGAAGAACCGCCACAGAGTGCTGGCGAAGGTGACAAAGAAGGCGACCACGAGGAACGTGAACATAGCGAATGTCGATACCGTGGTGAACAATCTGGACGGCGAGATGACTTACATGGAGCTTGACGATAAGGACAGCACCAAGTATGCAGACGGAACCACTGCCAAACTTGACGGCAGCGAGGGTGACCTGATGATGCACGAGCCTTTCTTCTGGAGCAAGGGTGTGAATGACTTCTTGAACAGCAAGAACTACAGTTGCTACAGCTCGAAGGACAAGGATCACATGCCGGCTGTGCCGAATGTGGACGTATTGACGCTTGATGACATCAAGGCGGTGCAGGGCGGTTATGTCAACGGCAAGAAGGTGATGACGGGAAAGGGCACCATCAAGAACGCCTATAGCACCGACAATTCGTACTCGGTGTGTATGGTTGACGTGTCGGGACACAAAAGGGTGCGTTGGCCGAGTGTGCCGGGCACGAGCCTTGTGGGCAGCGCTTTCACGGATGCTTTGGGCAATATTGTAAAGGATGTCATCGTTCCTGTTATTGGTAATCGTTTTGAGGCGGGCATGTATCTAATCAGCGATGTGCCGGAGGGAGCCAAGACTTTGTATTTTTCTATATTGAACACAGCCGAGTTTGACAAGGTGGTGCTATCCAACAGCAGCAAGATAGAGGATATGGAGCCTGAATGGTTTGCGAACGATGAGCATCTGTGTGCTGTTGTGGGCAGTTCTGTAGTGGGCAGCAAGCTGCGTGCCTGCATAACGGGCGGGAGTACCACTGCAAGTATGACATGGACGGACTTCCATTATTACAGCGTGCAGAGGGGTATGCAGCAGATTGACGCTCTGATGCACTTCCGCATTGCGAACCTTGCATACGCAAAATATGGCAGGAGGAACATGCAGGAGCAGTGCGGCGCAGGTTCGCATACGATTATGCGCACGACTGGCGGTACGATGTCAAGAGGCATGCAGGACACCATAGGCTATGAGGATGCAAAGGCAATTAACCCGAATGTGACAAACAGTCTTATTGAGGATTTGGTGCATCAGTATGCCTGGTATGTGGACAAGGACGAGTATGGTGCAGCAAAGGTGACGCAGGTGAACAATATCTGCTGCCTGGGCTATGAGGACATCTACGGACACAAGTATGAAATGATGGACGGTGTTGACTTGCCGAACACGAGCGGCAATGAGGGCAAGTGGCGCATTTGGATGCCTGACGGCAGCACCATAATGATAAAGGGTTCTACTTCAAGTGGCTGGATAACGGCTGTGGCGCATGGAAAGCTGATGGCTATTGTACCAGCCGGGGCTATGCAGGGTTCGTCGAGTACATACTATTCAGATTATTATTGGATAAGCACAGCCACGGGCCGTGTGGTCTATCGCGGGTAC